TCTGATATATTAGAATATTCTCCAACAAAAGAAGCTTTTATCCAGCAAATAGGAGCTCAAAATATTGGAACACTAGAAGAGATGAATAATCTTCACTTATATGATTTTGGTATATTTTTAGAATTAGAACCAGATGAAGAAGAAAAAGGAATGCTTGAAAATAATATTCAAGCTGCGTTATCACAAGAAAGTATACAATTAGAAGATGCGATTGATTTAAGAAACATTAGAAATCTTAAATTAGCTAATCAATTGTTAAAACTTCGTAGAAAAAGAAAAGGCGAAGAAGATCAGCGAAACCAATTAGAACAAACAAAAGCTCAAGGAGAATCACAAGCTGCAGCATCCAAAGCAGCTGCGGAAGCTGAAATGTCAAAAAATGAATCTATGGTAGATACACAAACAAGAATTGAAAATGCTAAAAATCTAAATAAAACTCAAATCTTAGAAACAGAAGCTAAATTAAAAAAAGATTTAATGGATCATGAGTTTGAATTAGAAATGCAACTTAAACAAATGGATTTAAGTTCTGCTAAAGCTAGAGAAACTCAAAAAGAAGATCGTAAAGACGAAAGAACCAAAATGCAAGCAACTCAACAAAGTGAACTTATAGATCAAAGAAAAAATGATAAACCACCTAAAAACTTTGAATCTACAGGTAATGATATACTTAGTGGGAATTTTGGTTTAGGAGCATTTGGTACAAAGTAATTTATTAACTATTATTATATTATATTATGGCAAAAAAGAAAAAAGAAGAAAAAGTAGTTGAAGAGATTGTAGAAACTACAGAAAAACAGGAAGAGCAACAACCTATTGCTGAAGAAGCAAAATCAGAAGAAACAAAACCTAAAGAGGTAAAATCTGAAGAGAAAGACGTTGTAAAGGTAAAAATGAAAAAACTTAGTGATAACGATAGCGATAACACTATTAAAATTGATTTAACAAAACCAGTTGAAGAAACTACAGAGGTTGAAACGCAAACAAGTGATATTGAAGAAACAGATACGCCTGTTGTAGAAGAAATAACTCATGAAGAAACTACAGAAGCTCTTGAGGAAGCTGTAGAGAAAACAGCTGAAGTTGTTACAGAGGCTATTACGGAACACCAAGAAACTGGAAAAGATTTACCTGAAAATATTCAAAAAGTTGTTAACTTTATAGACGAAACTGGAGGTGATCTAGAAGATTATGTAAAGCTTAATCAAGATTATAGTAAATTAGATAATCAAAGTTTACTTTTTGAATATTATAAAAAATCAAAACCACATCTAGATAATGACGAAATTAATTTTCTTATGGATGATAAATTTTCGTATGAAGAAGGTATAGATGAGGATCATGAAATAAAAAGAAAAAAATTAGCGTTAAAAGAGCAAGTTGCCGACGCTAAAAAATATTTAGAAAATACAAAATCTAAATATTATGCAGAAATTAAAGGTGGATCAAAGTTGACGCAAAATCAACAAGAAGCTATTAATTTCTACGAAGGTTGGAAAAATGAAGAAAAAAGTAACAAAGAGTTCAATGAAAACGCAAAGTCTACTTTCTTAAATAGAACTAATAAGTTTTTCGGCGATCAATTCAAAGGTTTTGAATATAATGTCGGAGATAAGAGATTTAGATTTAATGTTAAGGACAGCGAACAAGTAAAGACAACGCAAAGCGATATTAATAATTTCATCGGAAAGTTTCTTGATGATAATAGTGTAATGAAAGACGCTGCGGGTTATCACAAATCTTTATTTACAGCTATGAACCCAGATGTTATTGCAAATCACTTTTATGAACAAGGTAAAGCAGACGCTATGAAAGATAGTATGGCTAAATCTAAAAATATCAATATGCAACCTAGACAATCACATGGAGAGGTTAAAGATAATAGTGGTATTAAAGTAAGGGTATTGCAAGACGACACTTCTCCAACTTTTAAATTTAAACAAAAAAAGTATTAATTTAAAAATTTAAAATTATGGCAATTACAGGTGGAACGAACCTAAACTCGGTTCTCTCTCCAACAAAAATGACCCTAATCAATAATTATATTGATTTTACAGCCACTGGTACGGCTGGATGGGCTCAACAGTACGTGCCTGACTTGATGGAAAAAGAAGCAGAAGTTTTTGGAAACAGAACTATTGCTGGATTTCTATCTCAAGTAGGTGCTGAAGAGTCAATGACCGCAGATCAAGTAGTTTGGTCTGAACAAGGTAGATTACACTTAAGTTACAATTGTGTAGTTACTACAACAGCTACTGGTTTAATTACTATCGGTACTGATATCGATGGTAATGCTGCTGGTGCTGCTCACTCTATTAGAGTTGGTGACACTGTTATCGTTTCAAAAGCGGGTGTTACTACTAAAGGTTATGTTTCTGCATTACCTGGCGCGGCTACAATAACTGTATTACCTTATAGATTTGCTACATTTGCTACTGTAGCTCCTGCTTGGACAGGTGGCGACGCAGCTACTATAATGGTTTATGGTTCTGAATTTGCGAAAGGTACAGTTGGACAAACTCAATCTATAGAACCACAATTCTCATCATTCACTAACAAACCAATCATCGTTAAAGATTTTTATCAGATTAATGGATCTGATGCTTCTCAAATTGGTTGGGTTGAGGTAAGTGGTGAAGAAGGACAGAATGGTTATCTTTGGTATTTAAAATCCGAAGGTGATACTAGAGCTCGTTATACTGATTACTTAGAAATGACTATGGTTGAAGCTGTTCCTGTTGATGGTTCAGTATCTACCGTTGCAACGGCGTTAGGAGGTGCTGCAGTGACAGATCCAGCTGGTACAGAAGGTTTATTCTTCGCGATTGAAGATAGAGGTAACATGTCTAATGGTATCTTAGGTACCAACTGGGCTACTGATTTAGCTGAATTTGACGCAATTCTTAATGAATTCGACAGACAAGGATCTATTGAAGAAAATATGGTATTCGTTGATAGAACAACAGCTTTAGCAATGGACGACATGTTAGCTGGTGTTAACGGACACTATCCTTTAGGTGCTTCTTTTGGAGTATTTAATAATTCAGAAGATATGGCGCTTAATTTAGGTTTCTCTGGTTTCAGACGTGGATCTTACGATTTCTACAAATCTGATTGGAAATATCTAAATGATAGATCTACAAGAGGTGCTGTTATTGATACCACTAATGATATTAGAGGTGTTATTGTACCGGCTGGTGTATCTTCAGTTTACGATCAACAATTAGGTAAAAACCTAAAAAGACCATTTTTACATGTTCGATATAGAAAGTCTAATATGGAAGACAGAAAAATGAAAACATGGATTACTGGTTCTGTTGGTGGAAACGTTACAAGTGATTTAGACTCGATGAATGTACACTACTTATCTGAAAGATGTTTAGTTGTACAAGGTGCAAATAACTTTATGTTATTGAACTAATCATTACATTTTAAAAGAGAGTGGGGCTAGTCTCCACTCCCTTTTATTTTTATTAATTTTATTATATATTATATTATGGCAAAGAAAAAACAAACAAATGTTGAGGTAGAAGAACCTCAAGTTCAAGAAAAAACAGCGGTTAAAACCGCTATGGTTGTAAAACAACCAAAAGCAAAAGATACGTGGGAAATAAAAGATCGTCAATATTATCTTTTACACGAATTAAGCCCTATTAGTTACATGCTAAGAGCATCAGACATTTATTATTTTGATGAAAAAAAGGGTTATGAAAGAGAATTAAAATATACAAGAAACCAAAAAACACCTTTTGTAGATGAATTCCCAAAAAATAGTGACGCTAGATTAGAACATATTATTTTTAGAAATGGCGTGCTGCAAGTGCCAAAAGAAAAAACGGTTTTACAAAAATTACTTTCTTTATATCACCCAGGTTTAAACAAACGTTACTCTGAAAAAGATTATCAACAAGAAGCAGAAAATCAACTAGATTGGTTAGAGTTTGAGGTACAAGCATTAAATGCTGCACAAACTTTAGATATTGATCATGCGGAAGCTGTTTTACGCGTAGAGTATGGTTCTAAGGTATCAGAGATGAGTTCTAAGGAGATTAAACGAGATTCATTACTATTTGCTAGAAATAATCCTAGATTGTTCTTAGAGTTAGTTACAGATGATAATGTTCAACTTAGAAATTTTGGTATCAAAGCAGTTGAAGCTCACATTATTGAGTTAAGTCAAGACCAAAGGCATTTCGTGTGGAGTTCTAATCAAAGGAAACTAATGACTATCCCGTATGAAGAACACCCATATTCAGCTTTAGCCGCTTGGTTTAAAACTGATGAAGGAATGGAAGTGTACAAGAGTATTGAGAAACGATTGATGTAGCATAACAGTAAAACAACCACTCAATAAAAGGGTGGTTGTTATACTAAAAAAAAATACTATGGCATTTAAATTACCCAAAAAAACATCAAAAGGATTAGGAGATTCAATAGAAAAATTTACAGAAGTAACTGGAATAAAAAAGATAGTTGATAAGGTTAGTAAAGGTAAAGATTGCGGTTGTAATAAGCGTAAAAAAGCGCTTAATAAAATGTTTCCCTATAAAAATGAATAGATTATGGCAGCACCAAATTACATAAGTATAGATACAGTATATCAAAGAGTATTAGCTTTAGCCAATAAAGAACAAAGAGGATATATAACTCCTCAAGAGTTTAATTTAATGGCTAATCAAGCTCAAAAAGATTTATTCGAGCAATATTTTTATGAATTAAATTTACAAGAAAAAGGAGAAGAAGAAGCTGAGTTAGGAAGTTTTGGAGATATGGTAGATTTAATAAAAGAAAAAATAAAGTTTTTTACTAGTTTCGGATTAATGACTTATGATACTGCTAGAGGATCTTGGCAAATTCCTCCACTTGCTTATCGTACTGGAAGAATTTATTATAATGGAAGAGTACCTAAAATTGGAACAGCAAATGATATGTATAATCTACAGAAATCACAGTGGCATAGACAAGTTTTATCTGAAGATCCAATAATGTATGAACACGCTGGTGGATGGAAGTTGTGGGACACTACTGGTGAGGTTGTTACAGGCGTGATAAATATAGAAGTTATTTCTCAACCACCTAAAGTCGAGTGGGGATATGTTGTTGTAAATGAACAAGCACTAT